TAAAGAAATGGACGAAGCTATTGATTTTTTTAAATACGGAGCAGCTGGATTTCCGATTCCAAGTTTTGACAGTTCTGGGAAAATGACTGATGATGGTTTATACAAAGGAAGAGAGAGTAGACCTGAAAGTAAAGCTAATGGCGGAGTAGCTGGAATATTGAAGGTATAATGAAATACCCTAAAACAAATCTGTTGCCTCCAAAATCAGGCCCTAATCCTCAAGGCTTGAATATATCCTATAATACTGTTAAAGAGGTAAAGGAGAAAATATATAATGGCGGACAACGTAGACAAATCATTACCAAACACAAGAAGCGAAGTTAAGATACCATCTCAAGAGGAGATCACAGAAAAAGTACAAGAGAAAGTTACTGAAGAAGTAACAGCTCCTGATGGTGTTGAAACAATTCAAAATGAAGATGGATCAGTAGATGTAAACTTTGATCCTAGAGCCGTTGCCCCTGCAGAAGGTGACGAGCACTATTCTAATTTAGCCGAGTTCCTTGGTGATGAGATTCTTGATCCATTAGGCACACAACTACAAACAAACTTTGAAGAGTATAAAGAATCTAGAAGAGACTGGGAAAGAACTTATACTCAAGGATTAGATTTATTAGGATTTAAATACGAAGACAAAACAGAACCTTTTCAAAACGCTAGTGGTGCTACGCATCCAGTTTTAGCAGAAGCGGTTACACAATTTCAAGCTTTGGCTTATAAAGAATTACTCCCGGCCGAAGGACCAGTAAGAACAGCGGTCGTTGGAAAAGTTACTCCAGAAAAAACTCAACAAGCAGAGAGAGTCAAAGATTACATGAATTACGAACTTATGGAAAAGATGCCAGAGTACGAACCTGACTTTGATCAATTATTATTTTATTTACCTTTAGCGGGTTCAGCATTTAAGAAAACATATTACGATGAATTAATGAATCGTGCAGTTTCTAAATTTGTACCGGCAGATGATCTGGTTGTTCCGTATACGGCTACCTCATTAGACGATGCGGAAGCAATCGTTCATGTTTTAAAAATGGACGAGAACACTTTGCGTAAACAACAAGTAGCAGGTTTCTATAGAGATATCGATTTAGGAACACCGACTGATAATGCTACAACAACTTCAGATCTTAAAGCTAAAGAACGAGAACTAGAAGGAATTAGAAAAACAGCACAAGAAAATGTTTTTACGCTTTTAGAAATACATACGGATTTAGATTTAGAAGGATACGAAGATAAAGATGTGGATGGTAACCCAACAGGGATTAAACTTCCGTACATTGTTACTTTAGAAGAAGCAACAAGATCTATTTTATCTATTAGAAGAAACTATGAAATTGGTGATCCTAATAAATCTAGAATAAAATATTTCACTCACTTTAAATTTTTACCTGGTCTTGGTTTCTATGGCCTAGGTTTAATTCACATGATCGGTGGACTATCAAGAACAGCAACACAAGCCTTACGACAACTATTAGACGCAGGAACTTTATCTAACTTACCTGCAGGGTTTAAACAAAGAGGAATTAGAATCAGAGATGATGCACAGTCAATTCAACCTGGAGAGTTTAGAGATGTAGATGCTCCTGGTGGAAATATAAAAGATTCGTTTATGATGCTTCCATTTAAAGAACCATCACAAACTTTGTTACAACTTATGGGCGTCGTAGTACAAGCAGGTCAAAGATTTGCTTCAATAGCAGACTTGCAAGTAGGTGAGGGTAATCAATCAGCAGCTGTGGGTACGACCGTAGCATTGCTAGAAAGAGGATCGAGAACAATGTCTGCGATCCATAAAAGATTATATGCTTCACTGAAAAGTGAATTCAGATTATTAGCTCGAGTCTATAAACTTTACCTCCCACCAGAATACCCCTATGATGTTGTGGGTGGTTCGCGAACAGTTAAACAAGCGGACTTTGATGACCGAGTTGATATACTGCCAGTTGCAGATCCAAATATATTTTCTCAAACACAGAGGATCTCTCTCGCACAAACGGAACTTCAGCTGGCAGTTTCTAATCCACAAGTACACAACGTTTATCAAGCGTATAGAAATATGTATGAAGCGTTAGGTGTAAAAGATATTGATTTGTTATTAAAAAAACCACAACCGCCAATGCCAAAAGATCCTGCATTAGAACATATTGATGCAATGGCTGGTAAACCATTCCAAGCTTTCCCTGGTCAAGACCATAGAGCTCACATTACGGCGCATTTAAATTTCTTGGCTACTAACTTAGTACAAAATTCACCGATGATGGTAGCAAGTATTGAGAAAAATATTATGGAACACATTTCATTAATGGCTCAAGAGCAGATTGAAATAGAATTTGCACAAGAATTACAAACAGTAGCTATAATGCAACAACAAATTAAGCAGAATCCACAGCTTCAACCTCAGTTAATGAACATAATGCAGAAGATTGAGTCTAGAAAAGCTGTATTGATTGCTGAAATGATGGCAGAATTTAAAAAAGAAGACTCAGAAATTAATGGTGGCTTAGGTGCTGACCCATTAACTAAGTTAAAAGCAAGAGAATTAGACTTGAGAGCTGCTGAAAATCAAAGAAGAGCTGTAGATGATGAAGAAAGAATCAATCTTGATCGTATGAAAGCTATGATGAACCAGGCTAACTTCCAACAGAAGCTAGATCAGACGGAAGAATTAGCTGAATTAAGAGCTGCAACAAGTTTAACGAAGCAGGAAATGTCTACCGCAGGCAAAAAATTTGATTTCGGTAGAAATTTCCCTAAAAAGTAGGTATAAACTATTTAATAAGGAGAAAACTATGGTTAAAATAACTAAAGAGCTAGGAGTTGGTAAAGACGGCTACCAAACAGGTGGNGTTGAGTATAAAGAAGAGGTTGGGAAAGTAGCAGTAGACCCAAGATCTAAAATTATTACCAATCAAGACGATCCTATGAACAAAATCAACGAAGGAAATACAGTTGATGTTCGAGGTAGAAGAAGAATGCTAGCTGATAAGAAAAAAACAGCAACTTGGTATTAGTTTATGTGGCTACAAGCGATTAAATTAGCCGCGCAAGCTGGTTCTAAAATTTATGCTAACAGACAAAAAGCAAAAATAGCTATGTCTGAAGCACAATTATTGCATGCAGAAAAACAAGCTCGTGGTGAGGAAGCTTACCAAGGTAAATTGTTAGAAGCGAGACAATCAGATTGGAAGGACGAAGCCGTTCTTATAATATTGTCAACTCCGGTAGCGGTGTTGGCATGGGCAGTCGTATCAGACGACCCGACAGCGATGGACAAGGTCAAAATGTTTTTTGATATGTTCTCGCAATTACCGTCATGGTTTACAAATTTGTGGATCCTTGTCGTGGCGAGTATTTATGGTATCAAGGGAACACAAATATTTAGAGGAGGTAAAAAATGAGACAAAACGGAGTAAGATCAAATGTTAGATTTATGAAATCTGGCGGCCGAGCGATGAAAGCTGGCGGAGGATCAATGTCGACTGCAAGAAAAGATATGAAATCTGGTTATTACCAAGATGACATGGGCATGAGAGGTGGTGCTATGTACAAAAAAGGTGGTAAAGTTGGCAAGAAAAAACAAGGTTACAAAGCTAGAAAAGATGAATCTATCGCTATGAGAATCAAGAAGAAAAGAACNAAGAAGCAATTAAAAGCTTCTAGAGATGAGTCTTACGGAAGATTCGGTAGCAAGATGAAGAAAAAAGGTAAAATTAATAGATAGTAATGTCTAAAAATTTTATTCAAAAAGCAATTAAGAAACCGGGGTCTTTAAGAAAAGCCCTTAAAATTAAAAAAGGTGAAAAGATTCCGGATTCTAAATTAAAAGCGGCGGCAAAGAAAAAAGGTAAATTAGGTCAACGCGCAAGATTTGCGATGACTCTAAAAAAATTAAACAAGAGAGGCTAACATGGCAAAATTATGTCCAGCAGGAAAAGCAGCAGCAAAGCGTAAATTCAAAGTTTACCCCAGCGCTTATGCTAATATCTGGGCCTCTAAATATTGTAAGGGTAAAGTAGGAAGAACTAAAAAAGCAAACGGAGGATCTGCAATGGCTGGTAAGAAAAAATTTCCTGATTTAAC